CCTTGGCGCCCACCATCCGGATCAGGCGCCCATCCGAGAGGTAGTTCTGGATGTAGTGGAGCCGGACGCGGCCGATGTGCTTCCGGGCCCGGCGCAGCGAGTCGAACAGGCCGGCCAGGATCGTCATGGCAGCTTGCTTGCGCTGGTATTCCAGCACGCCCGCCTGCTGCTGCTGACGCTGGCCGAGCAGCTCCAGGTTCACGCCCGACGAGTCGCGGATGGAGCCGATCGCGAACTCGATGAGCTGCCAGTGGCCCGCCGGAAGGACGGGGAGGGGTTTTTCTTTCATCTGGCCACGAGCGAGTGCCCCAGGGGACATCCAGGTCACGGCGCCGGGCTTGGCGTAAGAGCGCTCGAACTCCGCGATGTCCGGAACCGCATCGGTCTCCAGGATCACGCCGCCCTTGGCCTGCCGGTTGAGCATGTCGAGCGTCTGGCTCAGCCACTTGTTGGCGAAGCGCTGCGGATCGCGCATCGGCCGCACGATGCCGAACCAGCTATTCCGGTTCTGGTCGCGGTCGCCCGTCATGCAGGCATACGAGAACTGATCGCCTGCCGGCGCCGGGCCCTCCTCCAGGATCTCGGAGCCGATGAAGGCGCGGCGGTAGCGGCGCTTGACGCGATGCACGACCTGCACCGGCATGGCGAGCACGTTGGCGCGGCGGGCGAGCACTTCGCCCTGCTTGGGCTCCATCTCGGTCTCTTCGCCCGTGGTCATGTCGATGGCGACGGCGACGTTGGCCCGCTCCCACCACTGGCATTCGACGATGGTGACGCGGGACGTACCCTCTTCGGCGGCACCCTCGCGATCGATGCGGCGCTCGCCGGCCTGGATCTCGCGGTGCGGCGCTTCACCGTCGCGGTCGTCGGCCCAGGCCGCGTCCAGAAGGCTCGGATCGACGTCCGGGAACAGTCCCTCGGCCTCGGCGCGATCCATGCTCTTGGCCCGGAAGAGCCGACGGGCATCCGAGAGGTTGCGCTTCGTCGCCGAGGCGTCCCAGAACATTTCCAGCGGGTTGACCCGGTCTTCGACGTAAGCGCCATCGGGATCGATCTCATAGTCGAGACGCATCTCGACCCAGCCCATGCCGCAGATCGCGTTGTCGCAGAACGCGTCCGATTCCTCGTCCTCGGCCTCCGCCTCGTTGGCGAGGTAGCGGGACCCCTCGGTCAGCACCTCGTTGAGCGCGCCGTCGCCGACCTCGCGGGGCAGATACTGGATATCCTGGCGCGAGGAGACCTCGGAGCCGGCAACCGCCTTGATGACCGGCAGAACACGGTTGAACGTGATCGGGGGGCGGCCCTGCTCGCGCAGAACGGCCTCGTCCTCGGGGCTCCACTGATGGCCGGCCATGAAATCGTAATCCTCACGGGCATCACGGCGCCAGCGCGAGGAGGCGTCCCGATCGGCGCGGAACCACGCCTTGAGCTTGCGCAGGAGCGCGGCGCGGTCGAGCCCGGCCTTCTCCTCGTCGCCCATGGGTTCGCGATCGGCGTCCGTGTCCGTCATGCCGCCCAACCCGATCCTGAAGTGCTGCTGCTGCTGCGCTCGCGTCGGCGGCGCGCGTAAACGTCGTTCGGGCCGTTCACCGGGTCCGCGGGCGAGCGCGGCTCAGCGATGCCGACGGCGAAGTAGCGGAAGGCGTCGGCCCCGTGGCTTGCCCAATCGTGCAGCGGGTTCTTCGAGAACTGCTGCGTCGCCGGATCGACCTCGTACCGGTAGTTTCGGAGCGACTGCAGGCCGTCGGCGCAGAGATCCTCGTCGAAGAAACACCGCCCGAACACCTGGCGCGCGGCGTCGATGCCGCCTGCCACCGAGAGCTTCGGGACGATGCGGACCCGATACCCGGCGTCGCGGGTCTGCTGCTCAACGGTGCGCTTCGAGGCGAGAAGCTCGTGCTGCGCGTCGTGCGGCAGCCATATCTCGCCGTAGCTGTAGCCGCGCTCTTCCTTCAGCGCCTTGAGCTTGTCGAGGTAGTGCTCCCAGAAGAACCCGCGGTTCTCGTAGAAGGCGAGGATCCGGAACTCGAGGCCGACGACCTGGACGAACCACATCGACGTTTTGTCGGCCCGGCCCAGGTCGCAGAAGACGTGCACCGGCTGGTCCGGCTCGAACGGCACTGTGGTGAAGCGGTTGGCCCGCGTCGCGGCGAGGATCTCGTTGCAGAAGATCGCGCCGTCGAGGACCTGCTTGCAGTTGCCGCCCCAGACCGTTTCGTAGGCGATCGGATCGCGGGACTTCAGGTCGAGCGCTTCCTGGCGCAGGACGTCCGGGAACCAGGGGTTATCCTCCCAGCCGATCTTCACGACCTTGGCGCCGGTCGGCGGGTTCTTCACGAACCGCTTATAGGTCTCATCCTCCGCTAACTCGGTGTTAAAGCTGATCCAGATCTCCGAGCCGGGCTTGCGGATCGTCGGGACCAAGACGTCCCAGGAGGCCTTCGAGACGGTGCGGGCTTCCTCAACCCAGCAGATGTCCACGCCCTCGGTCGACTTCACCGACGCGACGTTGTGCCGGAGCCCCTTGAAGATGAACTCGGTCCCGTTGGACCCGAGGATGCGCTTCTCCTGCGTGTCATAATAGGCGGAGAGCCCGAGCAGATCGACTTGCTGGGCGAGCAGTGCGTGCGCCGATTCCGCGATGGAATTCTGAAACTCGCGGGCGCAGAGGATGCGCAGGGGCTTTTGAGCGCCGAGGATCAGCAGCGCGCGCCCAAAGCCCCAGGACTTCGCGCCGCCGCGCCCACCGTAGGCGATCTTGTAGCGCGCTGGCTCGAACAGGAACGCGAGCTTCTCGGGAAACTCAATCGCCATCGGAAGGCGTGGGCCGGATGAACTGGACGGTCAGCCCGACTGGGATCTCGCCACCCTCGCCGTCGCCATCGACGGGCTGGGTCGGCTTGCCATAGCCGCGGTCGAGGATGGCGTTCGCGGCGGCTACGCGGGCGGCCTCGCTCTCGCCCGCCGTCGCGATCTGCACCAGGACCGCGATCGCGGCTTCGGTGTGCTCGCGGGCGGCGTCACGGACGCGCGCAGCGGCCTTCGGACGACCGCCAGGGTTGCCCGACTGCCCAGGTTGGAAAGCCATTGTTAGGGCCTTGTTCTCAGAGGGCCGATCAGCCCGTCCGCCGCTCGCCGAGCGTAAGACGGGAATGGGTCGCCTGAACCCTGCCGACCTTGAAGGCGGCCTCAGTCTCTACCGGGCGCCGCATCCGATGCAGATGTCATGCACCACGCGTTCGCGCTTCGGTCCCGTCGTCTGATTGGGCAGGCGGCCGCCGGTATCTCGGACGGCTCCTTGGCCGGTCAGCATCCACGGCCGTTTGACCCGCGTGTCATCTACAGCGCGGGGCGGTTCAGGCACCTGCCGCTCAATCAGCGCCAAACCCTGCGCGCCTGCAATCGTAGGCGTTTGAGGTTCCTGCCGCTCGATGAGCGCCATACCCTGCGCAACTGCGCCGCTCGACATGAGGAGGCCGAACAGCAGAGCGCAGAACGATAGGTCACGTGCAGCCATCGACGCCTCCTGTCGGTGCTTAACGCCGAGCCCGGAGCGTCGGTTCGTGTTGTGTCAGCCCTTCCGCCGTTCGCAGACAATCTTGTGCCGCTCGCCCGGCGCCAGGCCGAGATGCGTCGCCAGGACCTCACCGACCTTGAGGCAGTCGAATTGCCCCGCGGGCTGCACCAGGATGTCGATCGCGTTCTCGCGCGAGCAGGCGGGCGCCTCGATGCCGGCCGGGCAGGCGAGGGCGACCGCGAGGAAGCCGTCGGCGGCGAGCGTCGGGCGCGGGGCCGCGAGCAGCACGGCCAGCGGCACCACACCGAAGAGGAGCCACGCGCGGTCGAACCGCGGCGGGCGGGGATCAGAGGTGCGGGTCATCAGTGCAGCGGCCGGTACGTCGGGCGCTTCCGGTCCTCGACGCGAGGCTCCGGCGGCAGCACGAACAGGAATGGCGGGAGCTTCGGCGGACTCGACGGCGGAGGAGGTGCTGATCCGCCGGCCACGGCAAGCAGCATCGCGACGAGACGGGGCATCAGCGTCCGGACCCGTTGCTGAGCACGCGGCCGGCGCGGATCACGCGCGGCGCGTCGGGGGCGGTGTCGGCCGCCGGAGCGAGCAGGCGGCGCAGAAGGGCGATGTACTTCACAGCCGGATCCTCGTGAGAACGTCGCGGGCGACCTCCGCCAGGACGGCGCTGGCCTCGTCGCGGGGCGTGGTGTCGAGTAGGGCGACCGGCTCCGGCAGCGGTCGGAGGATGCCCTTGCGTCGGAGGTGTGCGCCGTAGGCCGTGGCCGCGGGTTCGATGCGGCCGAGGCTGATCGCCTCGTCACGGGAGACGGGGCAGGGTTTCATCCGACGATGGCCTCGTGCGAGCCGGGCTGGAGGACGTGCGTCTCGACCCCGCTCCACCGGAACAGGTACTCGACGGCGCCGCGGTATTTCGGATTGTCGATGACGTAGCCGACCCGGTACGCGTGCCAGGCCGCGCCACCGGGCGACGGGATGCCGTCGCTGTTCAGATCGTCGGCGATGGCCCGCAGGGTCCGCTTCCGCCGCCGCTCCTGATAGATGCGCCGGACGATCCGGGCTTCCTCGGGCACCACGACCAAGCCGCCTTCGGTGCCGCGCCGGTAGCCGTAGGGCACTCGACCGCCCGCGAATCCGCCCTTGTCCGCCTTGGTGAGGCGACCGCCTGCCGTCCGGTCTCGGATCGCGAAGCGCTCGTTCTCCGCCATGCCGGCGAGGATCGCGAACAGCGTGCGACCCATCGGGGTCGCGGTGTCGATTGGCTCCGTTACAGACCGGATCACCACGTCGTGCTGTTCGGCCAGATCCGAGACGGTGGTGACCGCGTAGCGGATCTCGCGGGCGAGCCGGTCGAACTTGTAGACCAGCAGCACCGTGAAGGCGCCGGCCGCTGCCAGTTCGAGGATGCGGCCGAAGCCAGGACGCTCCGCCGGACGGGTTGCCCCCGACACGCCGGGATCACCGATCACGTCGATCAGCTCGTAACCCTGGCTCTCGGCGAAGGCGCGAACCGCCTTGTCCTGCGTTTCGAGGCCGTGGCCGGTGGCCGCCTGCTCTTCCGTCGAGACCCGGATGTAGGCGACCGCCTTCGTGGCGATCGCGGCGCGGGCCTCGGTCTGGATTTTATTCCGGGCCTTCAGGCGGCCCACGCGACGCGAGCCAGAAACCACATGTAAACCCTTGTATTTGCTGCGTTATTAGCGCTGGTAGGCCGCTTTTGTCATCATTCTCTTGAGAATGGTGAAATCGCCATAAAACGGGGTCGGATCAGCCTGCTTTCCGAGCCCGCGGCATCCGCAGCTCGACGCTGAACGACCGCCCGGCGAACGTGCGCCGACCGGTGCCGATGGGCAGCATCTCGGGGATACTGACCTGACGCCGGCCCTTGATCACGAGGGCGAGGATGCGCTTGCAGTGCGCGTCCTTCGCTTCGAGGTATTCGGCCTGATCGCGGAAGCGCCGACGGCAGAAGGCGCGGGCCTCCTGCTCGATCGCCGTGAGAGTGGCGTGCGCGCTCATCGGGGGCCGATCATGGCACAAGGGTCCGCCTACGTCTGCCGTGGCAACGCTCTGACCGGTGGGCGGTTCGCGATGTGATGGAGGGAGCGGAAACGACAACGCCCGCGGCCATTCCTGGCAGCGGGCGCGGATCGCTCGACGTAGTGATCTCTGACGTTTCACCCGTCGGGTGTCAAGAAGCGAGCGTCTCGGACGAGCTTGTCAGCGGCTTGCATGCCGCCATCAGGTGAGTTCCCATTCCTTGCAGAGTAAGCCTCCACCTAAAGTGCCATGAAAAGCCATCTGGCGAGCGCTCTTCGTCTTGAGTTAGGATTGCCAGTGATAAGCTAGCAAGGTTGGCATAATACAGATCAAAGGCTTGGGGCTGCTCAAGCAATCCCTTGGGCGCCTCCATCTCCGGCGGAATAGGGCCAGAAATCTGCGACCAATCAGACCATTCTCCGGGGATATCCGCCTTCGAAAGCCCTTCAAGTATTCGAACTTCGTCTGAGCATAGGTGGCCTAGAATGACCGCGAAAGACGGGTGAACCAGATGTATCCGCTCGCTATCCATTGAAGATGCGAGTAGACGCTCGAACATCTCGTAGAGTGGCGTTCCTTCTGGTTCGTACCGGATGCTTTCCACGATCCGACCCAAAATTGGCGGCGGAGGAAGTGCAAGCCGAGCATCTGGCACTCCCAACTTCGCGCGTTCAATCAGCCGACGAACATGCTCTCGGCCTTCCGCGCCAAACTCCAACCCTGAGCGGTTCAGCGTGCGCGCGAAATCCTCAAGGACACTGCCGGTGACCCGCGCCGCGGGCTGGAACATGTCTTTGTAGATTTCAAGCCAGAAGCCACCGGGCGCGCCGCCCTTTCCGTGCTTGGCAACATCGTCCGACATAAGCCCCTCCGTGGGGCTCACACTCTCACGATCAGGGGCGAGCTTGTAGGCGCACAATGCCGGCGTCCACTGCCGCCGACTCCCACCGGACGCCCGACGTGCGTCACGCCTCGCGCGTCGCCCGGATGTGCTGCCCTTCCGCCCCGGTCGCGGTGTGCTGTTCCTCCGTCAGAGTCTCCAGCAGCCAGCGGAAGCGCTTCGCCACGTCGGTCGCCGCCCGCTCGCCTGAGCCCTTGCCGGTGCGTGCCGCGTAGGCGCTGAAGGTCTGGCCCTCGGCCAGAATGGCGCGGAGGAAGCGGACGCCCACGGCGCCGATCGCCTGCTCCAGCCGGGCTGTGAACTTGCGGACCCGTTCGGCGTCGTCGATGGCGTAGATGATCGCCAGCTCGTGCGCGATGGTCTGGTCACGCGAGCCGCCGGCATTCCAGCCGCCGGAGCCGAGGCGGGCACCGGAGCCGCGCTCGAACACCGCCTGGACCATGCGACCGACCTCGAACTCGGCGCGCTCGATGCGCTTGGCCGCAAGCTCTTGAGCCAGGACATCTACGCGTCGGTTGATCGCGACTTCGCGATAGGCGCCCGGCTCGAACGGGTCGGGGACGTTGGCGCGGCCGACGACGATCTCGCGATCGCTGGCAAGACGCGGGAGGGGGCGACGCGAGGAGGCCGCGCGGCGCCCCTTCTTGGTCGCGGAGATCGAGATAGACGAAGCGGCGACAGACACGAGCCTGACCTCGGGTAGAGCGCGACCGGTCTGGGCGCTCGGTGAGATCATGGGTCGTTTTTCCGTTTCCTCACAGTCA